GTCCCGCAGCTCGTAGAAATTGCCGGGGTCACTGTCGATCAGGCCGATGTCGATGTACTCGATCTGATCGCGGCCCTCCGTTCCCGATTCGGGAACATCGCCCGCCAGCGCCCGGGTCAGCTCGCCCAGGTCGAACTTTTTCGAGGCTTTACCGGCCATCGCTGCCACCTACTTTCAAGCTGACCCCGCAGTAGGGGCAGTAATTTCCGTCAAAAGGCAAGAGCCGATCACATTCAGAGCAGCGGAAATAAAATCCGCCGACATCAACCATTTTCCCACTCGTCACCGGCGCCACATCTGCAGAAGGAATGAGGTTCTTGTCGTTAAGCACACGCCGGACAAAGGCCTTGTACTTCTCCGGCAGGTTGCCGCCGCACAGCTCAAATTCCACTTTGCTGCGGCTCACGAAATCAGCCATCAGCCCGTCACCTCCTCACCCAGATACTCCTTGACCCACGCCCGGTAGTCCTGCGCCGCAGCGCGGCTCATAAATTCATCCATTGTCAGCCCTCCTCCTTCTTGTTGACATAGATGCTCATACGCTGTCCTCCAGCATACCTGTGGAATCTGTCCCCGGATACGGAAGATACATCCCACATTCCAACCCATCGGGGAAGTCCTCATCAATCGTGCTGCCAACATAGTATGGCGGGTCAACAATCGGCATTGTGCCGAAAAACACCGCATTTTCCTCACCCATTTCATCAATCGGAATGATTTCGTGCGCGAATGTCTTATATGCTGCATCTCTCGGATTTTTCGCCTTAACCAGCGCTCGTTTTTCGCACCTTTCGCAATCCACGAGGAAAAGCCCTTCTTCGCAGTAATATGTGGAAAGATGCCCTCCGCAACTGCCGCAGTGTATGTTCGTGTCTCTCGCAAGAAAATCTTTACCGTTTCCTTTTCCACCAAAAACGGAATGACATAACTTATCGTATCTTGAAGCACCAGCCATTGTCAGCCCTCCTCGCCAAGATACTCCTTGACCCACGCCCGGTAGTCCTGCGCCGCATTGCTGCGGGGACTGTACTCGTCCAGCGGCTGCTGGGCCATGGTGGAGCCGTCCACGGGGCTCGACCACCGGATCACCGTGTCGAACACCTTCAACCCCCGTGCGCTCCGCAGCACTTGCTCACCAGCCAGCACGGCGTTATCTTTTCGCCACTGGGTGATCAACACGCCGTCAATGGCGTCGCTGCCCGCCGTCCGCATAGAGCGCAGCTGTGCCCGGAGCTTGGCCACGCCCCGCAGGGAGAAGCCGTCCACCTTGGTGGTCACCACCACGCCCTCCGCGGCGTTCAGGGCGGCCACGCTGCCGGCGCTGAAGCCGGGCGGGCAGTCAAAGATCATGTAGTCCACGCCGTCCTCCGCCGCCGCGTCCCGGAAGTCCTCAAAGGCCTTGATAGACACGCTCTGCCCCGCCTTGATGGCGGCGATGTCCAGAGCGTACAGGGACGAGTCAGCCGGCAGCAGCGACACCAGACCGTCGCTGCCCAGCGGGATCACGTTGTCGCTCCACAGCGGCTCGGCGCCGCCCATCAGCAGGTCGGTCACCGTAATGCCGCCATCTTCCAGCGCGTCCAGCGCCGCCTCCTGCAGGTAGAACTCCGTCAGATTGGCCTGACCGTCGCAGTCCACCAGCACCACTGACTTACCGGCCCGCCGCAGCACGTCGGCCAAATTGAGGGCCGTGACCGTCTTACCCACGCCGCCCTTCAGGTTCATGATTGCTATCGTTCTCATTCAGCATCATCCTTCTTTCTGCCCGGGTGAGCCATATGCTCTCCCGGTATGTATAATTTTTCGTGCGCCGCTCCACCACCGCGAAGCGCAGCTGCGGATGGATCCACACCACCCGGCCCGGCACGGGCTTGCTCTTGATCTCGCCCGTCACGCCGGCGCGGTTGCAGTACGGCACAAACATGATCTTGTCGCCGATTTCCATCGGACACCTCCTCAATTCGCCCCGCCAGCCGTTCCAGCTTGTATTGGCGGTACTTGTCCACAGTCCCCTTGCAGTCAAACAGAATCACCATCTGCTGAAGCATGATCTCCACGTCGGCGATCTCCTCCGCAATGTGGTTGGTGTTCTCCTGCCCTCTGCCGTTTTTGCAAAGCTCCTTTGTCAGCTCACTCATTTCCTCAATGGCTACCATCATTTGCGAATCTCTGCCAAAAGCGGCCAGCGCTGCACGACAAGTCTCGCCGCCGTCCTTCTCCGCCAGATTAAACCGCAGACCCTCATTGGCCTGCCGCAGCGCTTCTATCTCCCGCTGCTGGTTCTCGATCAGGTCAGCGGCAGCGGAAAGGTTATCGTCCAGTGTAATAATAGACGTTCCCCACTCGTTACCAACCGCTCGCTCAGCGTGCTCCCGCAGCGCGGTCACGATCTCATCTCTTGTCATGTCATTCCTCCTCTCACACCGCCACGCAGTCCATCAACTGCGCCATTGTGGTGATGGTCACGTCGCACCACTCCGGCAGATTGGCCCGCACCAGCGCGGATGCCACCGGCGGACACACCGCATTGCCGCACCGTGCCACCTGTGCGCTCTTTTTGTATTCGTGGCCTTCATAGTCGCGGTCAATGATGTAATCCGGCGGGAATCCCATAGCGTTGTACAGCTCACGGGGCGACAGCATCCGCAGCCCGATATCCGCGATGTAGTACAGTGCGCCGCCGATCTCCAGCAGAAGCACCTCGTCCTCCGCCAACGTGTAGCCGCAGAACTCGTTCAGCAGGTCGCGGATCAGCGGCCAGTATCCCAGCTCGTCGCCGCCGTGCATCTTCGCCAGATACACCTTGCACACGGCGAACTCCCCGGCGCTGGTGGTCACTGTCTGCATCGGCTCATCTGCCCCATGCCCCAGGTTGTCACCCTTGAACTTTACAACATGGGCGGCGACCACCGCCTCACGGTCGTGGCTGGTAACGGTGTGCATGGGGTCTTGCACATCCAGCGGCCTGCCGCCGGTGTAATACTCCACCAGATTGGCGCAGGTCAGGCCGTATCGGTTGGAGGCGTCCACCGTGTGGATAGGCGTCCCCAGCCCGGATGCCCGAACGTGTTCCGTCTGTTCCGTGTGATACTGGATCAGCGCGGGCGCCACGATGCCGCCGGTATGCTTGGCGGTGATGGTCTTGTGAGCATCCGTCACAGGTGCAATATGCCCGCCGCCAGAGTGGTTGCACTCCGCAAGGAACGGCGTTACCAGCATCTGATTCCCTGCGGTCGTTACGGTATGTACCGGCGCTCCGACCGTCCCGCCCACGCTGTTGCTGGTGTTGGTCACCGTCACAGGTGCCAGCAGCGGCTTGCACAATTCATGCGCTCCTACCGCCGTAACAGTCGTCAATGGCTTTTCGATGTTCTGCGCAGCGTTCTGGAATTTCTGCTGTACGATGAACGGCTTGCCGCTGCGGATGGTGAACTTGTCCACGCCCCGGATGATCCGCCGCATAGTGTTCTTCGCCAGCGGGCGCACCGCTTTCAGGCCGTACCTGTCCATAATTTCCGCCTTTGTGGCGAATACCGACGGGCAGGGCAGGCTCCAGTCGATGATCTCCGCCGCGCTGCGCCACTTGGGCAGCCCGTCCGCGCCGGTCTTGCTGTGGGTGGGCTTCGGCCACACGATGGGTTTCCCGTCGCAGCGGGCAATCATGTAGAATCTCTTGCGGGAGGTTGGCGCACCGTAGTCCGCCGCGATCAGCTCCCGATACTCCACGGTGTACCCCAACTCCTCCAGCTGCCGGATGAACTTCCGGAACGTGGTGCCCGCCAACTTCTTCACCGGCTTGCCCTTCCGTACCGGCCCCCACGTCTGGAACTCCTCCACGTTTTCAAGGATAATGACGCGGGGCCGCACCTTCGCCGCCCAGCGCAGGGTGATCCACGCAAGGCCGCGAATCTTCCGGTCAACCAGCGCCGCACCCTTGGCCTTGCTGAAATGCTTGCAGTCCGGCGAGAACCACGCCAGCCCCACGCGCCGCCCACGGCACACGGCCACGGGGTCAATGTCCCACACGGACGCCTGAAAATGCTCCGTATACGGGTGGTTGATCTTGTGCATCAGAATAGCCGCCGGATCGTGGTTAATGGCAATCGCCACCGCCCTGCCCGTTGCAATCTCAATTCCTGTCGATGCACCGCCGCCGCCGGCGAAATTATCCACGATGGTCTCTCCGGTCATCGTCTCTTGTGCAAAAATCATCTCAATCTCCAAACACCACGCCGCACTCGTCCTTCAGCACATCCTTGATGTGCTTCCGCTTGATACGGCCTTCGTTTATCTCCTCTGCCAGCTTTTCCAGGCACTCATACAGATACGCGATGCTCTGCGTGTCCCGGCTGTCCGATGTCTCCTCAAAACGGCATGGTGCCGTCGTCCTCGACTTCCTCAAGCTTCACCTGCCCCGGAACGGGATCGCCGCGTTTGGCGGCCCGCTGGGCCTGTCTGGCCTTGGCCAGATCGGAAAATTTGCGCATCAGGGCCCGACCATCCGGCCCGGCCATGACGGACATTCGCTGCTTAGCGCCGTCAAAATGCATCGGGATAGGCAGCAGCAGACGTCCCTCCTTCTGCTTGACCAGCTTCAGCAGGCGCATACCATCCGCCTGCTCCTGATCACCCACCTCGAAGCCGTAGCACTTTCCACCCACCTCCGGCTTGTAGAGCATCATGATGACGTCAGCGTCCTGCTCCAGCTGGCCGGTCTCCTTCAGATCGTGCATGGTGGGCTCGCGCCATTTGCCCTGCTTCTCCGGGCGGGAAAGCTGTGCCAGCTCCACCACCAGCGTGCCGCTGTTCTGGGCAAACATGTGCATGGAGCGGGACACCGCCGCCATGGCCTGTGTCTGCCCCAGCCGGGGATCCGTCTCCGGCGCGATCAGCTGCACGTAGTCGACAAAGATGATGTCGAAGTCATACGACCGGCTCACCGCCTGAATGCGGGAGGCCGTCATGCCGGAGCCCCGGATCAGCGTCAGGCGACGTCCGGTAAAGTCCCGGCCGCACTCGGCCACCCGCTGCCAGTCGCCCTCCTTCAGCTGCTGCCGCTTGATGGCCGTGAAATCCACGTCGATAGCGGCGGACACCAGGCGGTCGGTCAGCTTGGCCGGATTGGTCTCCAAGCTGAAGAAGCCCACGTTGTAGGTCTTGGACATGTGATAGGCCATTTGCAGCGCCAGCAGCGTCTTGCCGCTGGAGGGCTCGCCGCCCACGATCACCACGTCGCCCTGCTCGGTGAATGTGACGGCGTCCAGTTCCCGGATGCCGTAGCTGACATAGACCCGCTTCTCGGCGGCGTCCTGCGCCTCCATGAAGTGCCGATAGGCGTCCGTCATCGTCCACGCCTCGACGCCCCGGCTGGCGGACAGCATCTCGCCCAGAGCGGCCACCTTGCTGCGGCAGCCCTCCAGCGTCGGCTCGGCCATCAGGTCGTGAGCCGTGTCCCGGATGCGGGCCATGACGGCCTGCTCATGCATGATGGTGGCATATTCCCGCCAGTTGGCGGTGGTAGGCACGACCTCCATCAGCTGGAGGAGTCTCTGCTCACATTCCGGGCCGATCTTGCTGCGGATCGTCACGGGATCCACCGGCTTGTCCTCCAGCAGCAGTGCCCGGGCCGCCTGATAGATCCTGCGGTTGGCGGCGTCGCAGATGTCTGCGGCGTCCACCGCTGCCAGAATAGGCGAGGCCAGCCGCTCGTCCAGCAGCAGCGCACCGATGACGGCGTTCTCCGCCTCCAGCCAGCGCTGTGCAGGCATCACGTCGGCCACTCGTCATCCCCCCAGTCGTAGTCCATGGTGGGCGCGTTGCTGCCCGCCGCCCCTGGCTCACCCCTGGGACAGCCGCGTTCCAGGTAGTCGGCATCATGCCAGCGTCCGTTGTTGAGGAACGTGGCGGCGTAGGGGATCGCCACGCCCCGTTGCCAATCGTCGGTGGCCTTCAGCTTCACCAGCGCCTGGCCGATCTCCCGGATCAGGTCGTCGCTGGGCTTGAGCCTGTCCCAGGCGCGGATCGCGCCCTGCTTGTTCTTCTTGCCCTTGCTGGGGTAGAATTCCCAGAACCCGGCGAAGCGGTCAGGCTTCCAGTCCGGGGCATCCTTTGCAGCACTTTTGCCACGCTTCCCCCTTTGGGGGGTAAGGGGGGTATTATTCACTGTATTATTCAACATATTATAGACTCCGCAATTTTGCGGAGACCCCCTCCGCAATTTTGCGGAGACCCCCTCCGCAATTTTGCGGACACCCCCCACAGCTACACCGGCGTAGATGCGCCGCTCAGTCCCGCCGCCGCAGGGCGCCATCTCTACTTCGATGTGACCGGCGTCCCGCAGGGCGGAGACCAGCCGGGTCACCGACTTGGTGGCCCAGCCGAACAGCTGGGCAAAGTACTCGTTGGAGGCCCAGCAGTAGCCCTCGTTGTTGCACAGGGCCGTGATCTCGCCGTACAGCAGCTTGGCGTTGGCGGGGAGGTCGTCATCATAGCGCACATCGGCCGGGATCACCGCCCAGTACGCCGGACGCTCTAAATTTTCTGCCATTTTTCCAAATTCCCCCTTGCCAGTTCGTTGATTTCCTGCTACAATGATAGTGTTCTCAATCGGCAGAATTACTTCTGCCCTGACCGCTTTTCGGTGCCAGCCGAAAGGCGGTCTTTCTTTTTGCCCAGCGATTCCGCCAGCGTGACCGTCGCCGAAGCCATCGTCCACGCGCCCACGATCGCCGCCGCGTAAAGCATCCAGTCGCCCACACGTCTCACCTCCTTTCACATGCTCCTTCCTGCCGCCCTCTGGCGGCTGTTTTCATGCCCGCACGAACCGGGCCAACTCCTCCGCGCTGAAGCGCAGCTGCCGATCCAGCGCCCGCAGGTCGTCCGCCGTCCATGCGCCGCTGTTGATCTTGGTGCTCATGGTGGACTCGTTCAGCCCGATCTTCCGGGCCAGCACCGCCTGGGACGGGATGTCCCGCTCCGCGCACTTCATGCGGATCAGGGTGCGCCTCGCCTTGGCCCGTTCCCGGCCCTCATCCCGCAGCAGATTGACCTTCGGCATGGTTACACCTCCTCCGTGTACATCAGGGCCAGCGCGGCCTTGATGATGTCCGTCAGCTCCGCCGTGATGGCCAGAAACTCCGGCCGCTCCTCGTCGTCGATCACGCCGTCCTCGGCAATCTCCAGCAGCCGGTCGTCCCGGTGGCTCTCGGCAAAGCGCATGATCCGCCGCACCAGCTTGATGGTGGCCGTCTCCAGCCGCTCCGGCCGGGCCTCCTGCACGCACTCCGGCAGCAATGCGCCGAACGCCTGTAAGTGCTGAACGCCCAGAAACTGCGTGTCGTAGACGATGCACATCCGGGCCACCACGTCGCCCGCGGGGACGCGCTCGCCGCCCTCATAGGCCCGCAGACTGGTCAGGCTCACCGCCAGCCGTTCCGCGGCCGCCTCCTGCGTCAGACCTGCCGATTTTCGGGCGGTCTGGTAGATGTTTCTGTTGTTATCCTGCATGGACAAACAACCCTCCTTCCGTTATGCTTGACCTAGGCGCTGGGCTTACCAGTCGCGCTCCATGGTCACGTCGATGAAATAGTCCCAGTTGCACGGCTCCCCGGCCTCTTGACACTCGTCCACGTACTGGAAGTAGATGTCCATCAGTTCTTCCGAGTCATACCCGCTCATGCGGGCCAGCAGCTCAATCGCGCGGAACAGCATAGCTTTCATTCTTTCCATAATAATTTCCATAATAATTTCCATAATAATTTCCTCCTTGTCGGTTTTGTTGTTATTTCAGGCGCTGGCGGAACCCACCAACTCCTCGACCGTGCAGCCGAGAGCCTTGGACAGCGCCAGCAGTGCCGCCATGCAGGGCTTGCGTTTGCCCCGCTCGTAGTAGCTGATGGCCGCTGCCGTCAGCTTGCACATCCGCCCGAGTTCGGCCTGTGTCAGTCCCTTGGCTTCCCGCCGCAGACGGATGCTGTCGCTCAATTGCACGCACTCACCTCCTTTTAACGTCTGTTAACTTGACAGGGCGCGAAACGGGTGGTACGATGGGAAAGAGAAAAAAGAATCAAAAGAAAACCATACGTACCACCCGTGTCTGCGCGCCGGCGTCACCCGGCAGCACAGGGGCGTTTGCCTCCATGCCTTTGCTTCTGGCTATGTGTGCGATAATGGAGAGGGTCAGACTTCCAAGACATACTATGGGAGGACATTCCCGCGGGCCTGTCCGCCCGGGGGATGGTATAAGCATAAATCCGTAATCACGGATTGTCAATAGAAAAATGCGTAATTACAGATTATTTGTAATGATGCACAATTTGCATATAGTGTGAGGGCACCATGGATAAGGAAATCTTTGTGCAAAACATAAAAATTTATTGTGCGCTGAAAGGCGTCAAACCCACGGTGGCTTGTCGTGAAAGCGGCGTGGGCACCAGCTTCATCAGCGACATAAACCGCGGGCAGATTCCGTCTGTCGCCAAGGTGCAGCAACTGGCGCAGTATCTCGGCTGCACCGTCAGCGACCTGCTGGGCGAAACAAAAGCCGCCGACCAACCGGCCGGCAGCCAAGACATGTTTATGGAGCTATACAAGAACCTTCCTCCGGATCGCCAGTTGAAGGCATATCTAGAATTACTGAATCTGCGAGGAAAAGAATAGCTTTACGTTGATTCTCGGGGGATAGTGCGGAGAAAATCTCCAGGGCCTCTGCCATCAGGTATGTACTGTTGTGCTGCTCCATGTCTACTCCTCCGTATAAATTTATTGGAAAGGTCGTGTCAACTATGGGCATAAGATTCCGTAAAAGCATTAAACTGGGCGGCGGTACAAAGCTGAATCTCAGCAAGTCCGGCGTCGGCATTTCCGCCGGCGTCAAGGGCTTCCGCGTCAGCAAGAACACCTCAGGCCGCAGCCGCGTTACCGCGTCCCTGCCCGGAACCGGCCTCTCCTACACCAAAGAGTACGGCAGCTCCGGGAGCTTTGGCAACAAGCGGTCTGCGCTTGCACCTCACCGCAGCCACAAGGCTACTGATGCCCCAGCACCGGAACCTGCAAACGAAATAACTCCGAAGCCAACCGAAACGGTCGAGCGGGTCAAGTATACCTTTAAGGTCGCGGGGATAAGCTTCTGCACAGACGCTATTGAGGACATGCTTAAGGAAGATGGTGACTATTACGAGAGCAAGTCTTACCTGAGAGAAAACTACGACGACGGGGATCGGATATGGCAATATCTCTCAGAGTACAGGGACGACGTAGCTCTTGTTGACGAGCCGGAGAACGAGTACGACCCGAACGCGATCCGCGTAGAGGTTGGCGGCGTCCATATCGGGTACGTCAAGAAAGGCAGCACCAGCCGCGTCCGCAATCTTCTGAAAAAGGACGATGTCCGAGTTAAGATAGACATTGGCGGCGGCCCATACAAGGAACTCTACGAGGACGAGGACGGGAAAATTCAAATTGAACGCGGCGAGATAGAATTTTACGCAAAGCTTGAAATCACAGCTCCGGGCGAGCCAAAGCCTGTCGTAGATACGCAGCTTCCTGTGGAGGTGCAGCCCGCCGTAGAGACGAAACCCTCTGCAGAGACACCCGTCGCGCCAACGCCCGCCACCATGTTTTGCCGGTATTGCGGAGGCAAAATTGCAGCAAGTGCAAAATTCTGCACAAATTGCGGGAAGCCCGCAACAGCTCCGCAAACCTATCAGCAGCCCGTCCAGCAGCCCAATGTAATCATCAACAACGTCAACGCCGTGGCCGTGCCACATGGCCGCGAGAAAAATAAGTGGGTGGCATTTTTCTTGTGCCTGTTCCTGGGCTTCTTTGGTGTCCACCGCTTTTACGAGGGCAAGATCGGCACTGGGATTCTCTACTTGTTCACGCTAGGACTTGTCGGCTTCGGCTGGCTGATCGACTGCATCATCCTACTGACCAAGCCCAATCCGTACTATGTATAGCCCGTGCCCAATTTGAGCACCAAATATTTTCATAAGGCCCCGCCGTCTCCGCAACGCCGGCGGGGCCATGCATCCGGCCCGCGCCACCATCGCTTGCCGGGTGCACGTCCAGCGTAGCAATTTTCGGTCGGGTAGGTCAAGCCCGAATCTTGGCTTTCGACAGGGCTCGACGGCCAAGATTTGGGCCGGGCCGACCCAGAAAGGGGTCGAAGGGGAAAAATGGTACAAAAGTTGCAAGAAAAATGCCGAGAGGCGCGAGACCGCCTCGGCTACACCAACCAGGACATCGCCGATGCAACAGGCATCCCCCTGTCCAGCGTCAAGAACTTTTTCGCTGCCACCAGCAAGGTACCCGGCCTCGTTTACGCCGGGCTGATCTGCAAATTCCTGGGTGTCTCTATCGACGAGTGCCTCTGTATTACACCCGCCGAGGACGCCGAAGCGCGGCTGCGGCGGCAGCTGAAAGAGGATCATATGAATAGCGAAAACCAGCGCCTGACCGAGGTCAACAGCCTACGGAAAGAATTGGACAAAAGCCGCCTGTCGACGATTCTTGTCCTGTCCTTTCTGTGTGCCGTCCTCTCGGTGACGCTGATTTTCTATATCGTGATGGATTTCCGCATCAAGAACGCGGGCCTCATCAAGGGCGGCCAGGTGGGCGCCGGCGCGTGGGGCATCATCGCCCTGGTGGCCATCGCCTTCGGCGTCATGTCCTCCGCGCTGTTCTCCGCCCTGCGCTACGCCCGCCGCATCGCCTCGGAGGAGTAGGGGAGGGGAGAGACGTGAAGATACCAAAGGCCACGAAGCTGCCCTCCGGCAACTGGAATATCAACATGATGGTCGACCGCCAGCGGATCTCCATCACCGCCGCCACCAGGAAAGAGGTGGAGCGCCAGGCCGCCGCCATCAAAGGCGGCGCAAAGGTGGCGCCCAAGAGCAGCATGACGGTGGGCGAGGCCATCGACAAGTACATCGAGAGTAAGGATGCCGTTCTGTCCCCGTCTACAGTGGCCGGGTACAGGCGCGTCCGGGCCAACGCCCTCCAGGACTTGATGCCCCGCCCCGTGGACAGCCTGACGGCTCAGGACGTGCAGCGGTCTATCAACCTCATGGCGCGGGATAAGTCCCCTAAGACGGTGCGCAACGCTCACGGCCTCCTGAGCGCCGCCATGGCGGTGTACCGGCCCGACCTGGTACTCAGGACGACCATGCCGCAAAAGCAGCGCTACGACATCGCCATCCCGTCGGACGACGATGTGGCCGCTATCATGCGCTCCGCTCGGGGTGAACCGGCAGAGCTGCCCATTCTGCTGGCCATCTGGCTGGGCCTGCGCATGTCCGAGATCCTCGGCCTCAAGTGGTCGGACGTGGACGGCAGCGTGCTGCACATCCGCCGCGCCCTGGTCGACGAGGGCGAGAAGACCACCAAGACCTACGCATCTCAGCGCGATCTGCTGATCCCGGACTACATCGCGGGGCTGCTGGCCCGCGCTCCTCACGACGGGGAACGCATTGTGACCTACACCCGCCGCGGGCTTTACGTCCGCTTTCAGACCATCTGCCGCCGTGCCGGCGTCCAGCACTACCGGTTTCACGACCTGCGCCATATTAACGCCTCCGTTATGCTGGCGCTGAACGTGCCCAATAAGTACTCGCAGGAGCGCCTGGGCCACGCCACGGACAACATGCTGCAAACGGTCTATCAGCACACGATGACCGCTCGGCAGATAGCCGTCGCCGCCAAGCTGGACGACTACTTCAACGCAAAATTACAGACGGAATTACAGATGGAAAATCGAGAAACGCAGTAATATCAACGATTATAGTCGAATTTACACGGGGTTCGAATCCCCGACGGGGCACCAAACGAGAAAACCGAGGAACTATGCGGGTTCCTCGGCTTTTCTTGTATTCATGCGACTTGGCGGGATTTGCGGCATAGGCTGACCGTGCCGATTTTAGGTCGACCATTTGCAACTTTGGCGCAAAAATTACATATGGATTACAGACGGCAGGGGAGACTACGCACCACGGTACATCCCCTGCAAGGTCTTGACCTCTGCCGCCTTGTCGATCTGCTTTCGATGCAGATAATCATACAGGGCTTTCATGCCCTCGGGCGGATCGCCCTTCTCCTGCCGGTACTTCTCGATCAGCTTCGCCACCTCGGTGTGCAAGATGGTCATGTGCTGCGTCTCTGCGGCGGAGAGATCGAAGAACACCTTCGACAGGTTGGGGTGGGTGTCCTTGTACTCCAGCGCACACTTGGCGTACTTGTGAGCATCGGCGATCTCGTCGTCAACCATCTCACATAGCATCTGGATCAGCTTCATGGGCGTCCTCCTTTCCCACGCTTTCCTCCGGGAGCGCGGCCCCGGCGACCTTCTTCAGGCCGCCGATCGCCGCGTTGCCCACTTGGTTGCCGATGCTGCGGCCGGTCTCCGTGGAGACCATCGCGCCCAGCAGCATCCCGACTAGCAACTGCAGCATCATGACCACCTCACGCGGTCTTGACCCGCAGCGCCACATTGTTGACGGTAGCGCCGCCGCCAGACAGCACCAGCGTCAGAGACGCACCGGCTGCGCAGCATGCCTGCCGCACGGAGGCCGGGAAGCCCAGAACGACTTCGTCACCGGCCGCGGTGGCCGTGGCGGTAGCGGTGGCGCCTGGATAGGCCACGCCGTCCTTGTACAGCGTCGCCGTGACAGCGCCCGCCGCCGTGGGTGCCAGCGTGATGGACACATCTACGTCATAGATGCCGTCGCAGCCGCGGCCGCCGAAGATGTTGACGGCGTTGCCGTTCAGGCGGACGTCGCAGCCATGCTGCCGGATCGTGCTGCCCAGAGGGATCACACCACCCTCGGCAACGGTGACAGGCGTCTGCATGGCGGCGTACAGGATAGATTTACAAGCCATACTTTACTCCTTCCTAATGGTCGGGCGGGGCTATAGCCCCGCCCGTTAGCCCCAAGCAGGGCCTTGCGTTTGCGCTTACAGGGTGCTGCCGTTGCAGCTGCCGCAGGTCGCGGGGATCACCTGACCGGCGCCGGTGGCCGCCACGCCGTACAGCGCAGGCTTGGTCAGCATACGACCCTCAATGGCATCCAGGCGGCGGTCAACGCCGCAGCAGAATGCAGACAGCTTCTCGCTCAGAGCATCAGTCTGCTTCTTGGTGAAGATACCGTTCTTGAGGCTCTGGTTCTCCATCTTTAGGTCGAAGATGGTTTCCTGCAGACGCTGCTCATAGATGCGGCTGGCCTGGCTGGTGATGGCCTCGGTGCTGGCGTTGATCGCCATGCGGGTGTCGTTGCTCTGCTGCTCGATCAGGTACTGGGTGTGGGCGGCGTCGATGATCTCCTGCTTCTCCACCTGGCAGTTGCTGACACGGCTGCAGCCGTTGTCGGGCATCATGACAGGCATGTTGTTGCCGCGGCCCCAACCGCCAAAGCCATTGCCGAAGATGGCGAAGATCACGATGATCACGAACAACACCGCGATCCAGCTCATACCGGAACTACGATCGTCCATACTACGCCCTCCTTTCTCAAAAAAATATTTATTCCAACGGCTACTTGAGCCGGGGGAATTTCGTGGAACCCTCCGCTTTCGCGTTCTGAGGGCGCTGTGAGCCGTCCTGCGTACCCCCAACGATTCTATCGGCGTCTGCCTTCAACGCCTCAGGTGTCGTTCCCAGCAATCCACAGATGGCCCTTGCCTGCATGGTCTTGCCGTAGCGCTGAAAAATGCTGTTCACGATACCGGAATCGATGCCCAGGCGGCGGGCCGTGCTCTGGCAGTCCTCCAGCGTGTCAGCCGTTCCGTTGATTTCTTTTTTCGCCCGCTGTACTGCGCTCTGCAGGTTGACTCCGGGAAACATCTTCCCGATAGACGCCAGGATCTGCTCCATTCCCATTTTCCTTCATCTCCTTGATCTGGGCCGTCAGGCCCTTGATGATATCGGACATGTCCGCCATGGCGGTCTGCATCTCGCTCATGAGCTGCTCCTGCGTCTTGGGCGGGGTGATGATCCCCAGCTCCACCAGCTTGTCATAGTACTGCTGCGTGGTGCCCTCCAGCTCCGCGTAGGCCGCGCAGGTCTTGCCGATCAGCTGCTGCTTGTTGCCAAAGTAGTCCGCCTGCCAGATGTCTCCTCCGTCGACAAGGCACATCAGACAGGGGCTGCCGGAATATCCGGCGATTGCGAATTCATTCACGGGCCGCACCTCCTTGTTGATAAAATCATAAAACAAAAAAGACCCAACAAAGGGCCTGAAAAGGGTCCCTGTTGGGTCTTTCTTTCACTTGCTATTAACGGCGTCCGCGATCTTGCGGTAGCCCCTGCGCCTGCACTTCTTCACGTATTCCTGCGACGCGAAAAGCCGGTCGGCCACCTGCTGGCGGGACTTCCCCCGCACGTCGCACTCGATGATACAGAACGCCTCATCCCCCGGCAGCTCCAGCCCGGCGATGAAACTCACCGCCCGCTGGGGCGCCATAGACTGTAGTTTCGCGCGGATAGCTCGATGTGTCGGATTCATGTTGATTCCCACGCCGTGAGCTTGCGGAGCTTGCGCGGAGGCGGAGGACGGCGGATCGTAGCCTTACGCCTCGCTCAGATTTGTGCCCAACTTGGGCACTACTTCCCCAGCAGCTTACCCCACGTGCCGTTACCGGCGATGCCGTCAGCCCCCAGAGAATATTTGGTCTGGAACTTCTTCAGCGCCGCCTCCGTGCCTGCGCCGAAGTCGCCGTCGGTACCGGCGCTGCCGCAGCTGAAGCCGTTGGCGATCAGCGCCGCTTGCAGGGTTTTCACATCGTTGCCCTCCATGCCTCGGGACAGCTGCCGAACCTTGACGGTGACGGTCTTTTCGACCACCGGCGCGGCGGGCTGTGTGGTGGGCACAACCGTGACGCCGCTCATGGCTCTCTTCACATCCTGCCGGAAGCCCGCCATCGTGTAGCCGATGCCAAGCCCCGTCCACAGGTGTTCCGGGTCAACGTGACCGGAGCCGATGCCCCGCTTGCCGCACTCATAATGAGACAGGATCACGCCGTCCTTCAGCGGGTCAAGGTTATACTTCTTGCACAGCATGGCAAATAGCTCCACGGCGGCCTTATAAGCCGTCTCGCACTGCTTGAACGCCTTGTCCTTGTCTGTAATGGTGAACTTGGCCCCGGGGGTGTACTTGATGGCGGAGGGTTCGCACATCTCCACGCCCACGTGGGTGTTGTTGGCGGAGCCGCCCACATGCCATGCCCGGAAGTTCCACGGCAGGCACTGATACACCGCGCCGGAGTTGGCATCAATGAACGCGTGGACGCAGGCCCGGTCATAGCTGGGGCTGTTCCACTTCTTGGTGAACACCTGCGCCGACGGCTGGGCACAGCCTACAGAGTGCAGTACAAGCCCTTGAGGGCCGCGCCGCTGGAACGTGGTGTACCGGTCGTCGGCGTTGGCCATGTTGGCATGATAGCAGGGGTTCAGCGTTAGAAAGTTCTCAATCAGCTGCATCCGCTTTCACCTCGCCGTTGACCACCTTCGCCGCAGCGCAGATGGCGTCGATCATCTCGCTGACCTTCTGTGCCGCTACATCGTCATAGGGGAAATTGGCGCTCTTGGCGGCGCTCTGCACGCCCGCCATGACCCACGCCTTGCGGGCCGCGCCTTCGGCAAACAGCCCCTCTGCCTGCTGCATCAGATCCAGCACGATGGCCACGATCTGAGGCCAGTTCTTCTCTTGCACAGCCGCCTTGACGGTCTGCACCAGCTTGACCACCAGCGGAATGCACACGGCCAGACCGCTCAAAATGCTTACTACGATTTCAACCCAACTCAGATTATTCATGACATTACCTCATCTTTCGTTTTGATTTTGATCCCTGCCAGCAGGGCCAACTCAACTGTCCACGCCGAAAACCACGCCACCGTCAGCGCGTCCGGCACCATCTTATCGAAGAACGCCGCCCCGATCACGGCGATGCAGTACCACGTCAGGTTGACCACCGCCAGAATCGTGAACTTCGTTCTCCGCTTCATTTTGGGCTTTTTCGCCACCCGCTTGCCGCTCATGGCTCCACCCAGTTCAGGCTTGAGACGGCGGAAAGTTTGTTGTAGTCAACCAAGCTCACCGTCTCGCTCCAGTTATCTAGCACCAGCAGGAACTTTGCCCGCTGATACTCCTCCACGCCCACCAACACCACGCTGTGGTCGTGGTAGTAGCCCCGACCGTCGTCCCACAGGTTCAGAACGGCGGGAATGCCCCGCTCCGCCAGCCTGCGGGCCGTCAGCCAGTTCCAGCCCACCACCTTGCCGTAGGCGCTGCGGGGCGTTCCCGGCTCGTGCAGCACCCGTAGAAGCTCCTTAGTGATAGCCTTGACCGTCAGAGGATTCGTTCCCTTCCTGTCACCGTCATAGCCATGCTTGGTGGCGATGTGCTCAATGGTGTCGTACCACCGCGCCCCGTAGATGCAGGCCAGCGAGGTCAGCGTACAGTCCAGCTCCTTGCCGTAGTTCTTTTGGAGCAGCCCCGTCATGGGGATCAGCTTCCGGTAAGTCTGCTTGCCCCGGTTGGGGTACTCCAGCTCCAGCCGCTTGTAGTCCAGTCTGTGGGTCATGCCGGTTCCCCCTTTCGGATGGGCAGGCGGCGCACCTCCTCCATTACGCGCTTGGCGCTGCCGTTGCCGCCCATTTTCTCATACGGCGCGTAGAGGTAGTCGTTTAGGTTTTCGTACTCATCCTGCGTAATGTGCCCCCGCTGCACATACACCATACCCAGATGCACGATCCGGTCATGAGCCAGCCCTACCAGCATCTTCCGCTCTGCGTCGTTTTTGTCGGCCCGTTTGGCTACCAGCGCCCACAGGCCGCCGCTGGTCAGTGCGGCCACCACGATGGCACTGATGGCCGGAATAACATATTGCCACATATCAGACCTCCTCCCATCCATATACACCCGGCTCCCACACGTTGTTGTCACAGGTGCTGCGCCATGTCTTGCCGCCGTGTGTCACCTTGTCGCCTGTCATGTAGGGGTTGGTGCTGTCTGGCTGCTGCCACGCGGGGATGGCGGCGGGGTCGGGGATCAGCACCTGTGCCCACAGGCTGGGCGCGTCCGCCGGGTTCCAGCCTGACTGCGATGTGTGGGCCTGTAGGCACTTGTAGACGTATCCCCCATACAGCCGCCGGTCTCCCGCAGCATAGGCCGCCCCCTCGCCGTCCCACGGGCGGTAGAGCAGCGGCGCTGCCGCCGCCTGTGCGTCCGTCAGCACCACCGCTGCGGCATCCATACTGGCCCGAATGGCCTGGGCCTGCGCCATAATGTCAGTCCTCATCTGTCACCACCCCTAACGTCTGCAAAGCCGCCTTGTACTGCTCAATTTCTTCCTGGGCGGTCAGCACCTCCGCGCCATCCCGCCAGAACTTTCCTTCACTATACGTGTCTCCAATGCCCACCGGGCGGTCATGGAGCGCCACCGCACCAGGGAAATCTTTAGCATTAGTATCTCTCAATGCTATAATATTAGTTACTATATTATCTTGAATAATTGCGTATCTCATATGGTTTCCTCCTTATGTTGGCGAATAATGACTATGCCGTCAGCTGCTGCTATAGTACCATTGAAATAGTATCCACCATTACCTGAATTTGGAATGCTCATAGTAAGATTATCGCCTCCGCCGGAAGCGTACAGGTCGCCGTCTGCTTCGCCAAATTCTCGTGTGGTGGTACCCTGTCCCTTGCCGCCAGCGGTATTGGCCGTCGTACCATCGCCACCATCTGTACCACCAGCGGCCTTACCACTTGTACCAAAGAGGCCACCACCGCCAGAGCCACCTGCTCCGCCAGGTTTCTTTTCTTTTACATCACCAGTCGGAGAACGCTTTCCCCCTTCCGCCAATAAAGAAAACGCAGTAGTATTACCACCATCTGAAGTACTACTCGAATTCGATGTGGCAGTTGTTCCTCCGCCACCAATTACAATAGGATAAATTGTATTAGCCATTAATACAATAGATTTTCCTGTTGTAGTATATCCTGCACCACCAGATCCACAATAGGCTCTTCCCCCACCGCCACCGCCGCCTACTAGAAATCCATCTATATTCATATTTTTTAATGGAGTAAAATTTCCAGAACTTAAAAATTTAATTTTCCAAGGTTTTCCTTCAATAACCTGGTAAGTTCCATCTCCACCTGTCCAGTTGAAGTCCTCGCCGATGATGGGCGCGGAAATGGCGCTGCCGCCCGTGGCGGGGCCTGTCATGTTAAGGATCATGTGATCTCCTCCTAACCCAGAATGATAACGTTGGCGGTCACAGCTTCCTCCGGCACCGTCTCGCAGGTGAAGGTCAGCGTCCCCGTGCCCTGCGCCGTGCCGCGGATACCCGCCTGCGCGTAGGCCATGAAGCTGTCCGGAGCCGCGCTGACGATAATGTTGGCGCTGGCCGTCATGTCGCTGACGGAGACGGTCTGCTGCTTGGTGTCCGCGTTCCAGCCGGACGCCAGCAGGAGCACGGAAAGGGGCTTGGGCGCGTCCGCCTTGGCGTTCCACACAGCTTTCTCCGCGGCGGACGTGTGCAGGCTGATGCTGTCAGCATGCGCGTTCAGCGCGGTTTGGATCGCGTCGGCGTAGGCGAAGATGTCCCGCGCCTTTCCCTGCGGGTCGTAAACGGCTTGCGTCATATCGCCGGAGCCGTCGCCATCCCGGCCATTGTAGACCATGAACGTCGTCGTGCTGCCGTCTGTCAGCGTAACGGTGTAGGTGTCGGTCGTGCCGGGCGCACCGGTTCCGCTCGTCCGGTTGATAGACTGGATAGAAGAGCCGTCATCGCCGTTCCAGATGGTTGCATTTGTACTGTGTCCAGTCGGAGCGCCGCCGCTGGACGAATAGACCGTTTCGGTGATGGTCAGCGTCTTTCCGCCGCTGGGGTGCTCGTCGGTCGCCGCCGCGTCAGAGACCGTCACGCTGACATCGCTGCCGTGCACGCCGATATCTCCCTTGACGCCTTTGGCCCCGTCGTACAATGTGAAAGCGTGGCCTCCGTCCTTGTCGGTGATGGTGATAAGATAGGCGGTGGGGGTGGTAGGTGTGGCGGGCGCTTGCAGCACGCTCACCGTGGGGCTGACGCCATCAGGCCCTCGCAGGCTGTCCGATGTCCACGTCGCGCCGTCCGCGGCGGTGATCGTCATGGTGTCGTCGGCATTAAAGTCAATGTCCGCGATGCCGCCGTGGCCGTCCAGCCACGCCAGCAGCGTCCGTCCCTGCACCTTTTTGGCCGTTCCAGCCTGCTCCATGACGAGAAGGTCGGTTGCGCCGATGGTTGTGGCCTCCGTCAGCTGGCCGATAGATATGTCAGCCATCTTCCGTCACCTCCGTTTCCTCCGTCGCCGTCGCCAGCAGCCTGTCCAGCGCTTGAATGCACCCCAGCAGCAAGTCAAGATTGCCGCTGCCGTGTACCTCGATCCGATCCAGCGCCAGCCGGACGGTCTGGATGGTGTTTCTTTCGGTTGTTTTCATGGTGGCCTCCTGTCATCTGGCAAGCACAACGATTGATGCGTTGGCGCCGCTGCTGGTTTTGTAGCTAAGTGTGGTCGGGGAGTAGGTCCGGTAGTTTCCGCTGCTGTCCCACACGTTAAGGTACCTGCACCTGCAGGTGTTTGCAGTCAAAGTTCCGGAATATCCGGAGTTTGTAAACAAAGTATCAATGTTGGCGATACTTGCTTTCAGGTCAGTGACGGTCTGGCCGTTCACCTCAACATAATTGGCTTTCAGGTAACTGGTGGTGATCTGGTTGCTCTCCAGCGTCCCGATCCGCGCCACAGCGGCGTTCAGGTCGGAGATACTGGCCTTATTTGCCACCAGACTGTCGAGCTGTGCCACCTGCGCGTTCAGTGTCCCGATGTCTGCGGTGTTTCCGGCAATATCCGCCGTGTTCTGCGCCGTCTGCTTCTTCTGCCGCACGGCGTCCCGCTCCTGAGCGGACAGGTACGGATACTCGTTGTCGATTTCTTCCTCCGCTGGGGCGCTCACCGTCGCCCGGAACAGCCGGGAAAACGTGGTCGTCTTGGCGTGTATACCGCCGTAGATGCCGCCCACGGTCACGCCGTCGCCCAGCTCCGCCGCCGGGTCTAAAAGCGCGTCAGCGGCCTCGTAGGGCTGATAGCGGTAGTTCTTAACCGCCGCCAGAATATTCGCCGCCAGCGTGTCGCCCTTGATGCTGGGCAGCAGCGGCACATTGACCGTCAGCTCCCGTCCCGTATTGTCGCCGGACGTGTAGCTGTTGGTGCCGTCCGTCACCGTCACCTTACTGTAGGGCTGCAGCTTGTCCGCCTCTGTCAGACTGGACGCTTTGTTGCCCACGAAAATTTTACCCGACAAGAATCCTGTCACCTCCAAACGTGATGGCATTGCCGCCGTTGTCCACCAGATAATTGGTCTCCTTCGGCAGGCTGTTCAGCAGCACCAGCCGCAGCTTGCCCACCGGCGTCATGCACCAGTTTCCGCCGTACCACCCGGCGATGGCCTGTAGCAGTTCCCGGCAAGTGTAGTTTCTGGGCTTCGTCACCTTGTAGTTCTTGCCGCTGGCGGAAAAGAAGCTGGCCGTCTCGCTGTCCAGCGTGATCCCGACTTGGGTACAGACCCGGTTGACGATGTCGATGTCCGTCACGCCGCCGGTGCCCACGCTGCCGGTATACCACTGCTCCGTGGCCAGCATCTTGTCATAGCCGTGCAGCGTCAGCACGCCGGTCTGCTTGTTGTAGCTCCGTTTGTCTACGTTGTATACGCCCTGGGCCACCCATTCGCTGGGTTCGCCGGAATCGCCCACAAGCCGCACCTGCGGCCTTAATTCAGCCATTTTGGCCACGCTGGAGGACGCTACCCCCAGCAGTTGCACGGATATCTCACCGGCCACCGCCCCGCCCACCGTGGGAGTGGTTCCGGAAAACAGCGCCTCCACCGTCTGCAGGCTGTTCTTCACCAGCTGGGGCGTGGTGTAGGCCACGCCGTCGATCAGCAGGCGGTTTTCTGTCTCGTGGGGCAGTGCCAGCAGCTCCCGATACCGTTCGCTCGTTGTCTGCATCTTACAGCTCCTCCAGCGTGATGTTCTTCGCCTGCACCCAGCGCTGGCCGCCGGCGAGACAGCGGCTCAAAAACTGCGCCGTCTGCGCCGGGGCCTGCATGCTGGCCACCACCACAGCCTGCCGCTGCAAGCAGAAATACTCCACCGTCACAGGGTGCTGCAGCAGCGCCGCGCAGATGCGGGCGGCGGCCGTGGCGCTCTGGGGGTTCAGCTTCACCGTCACGCTGCCCCGCAGCCGCAGTAGGCTGCAATGGTCTACGCCGTCCATGGTGGTCACCTTATCGGTGAAAACCGGCGTCACGGCCGTGGTATAGCCGTCCCGCTCCACGTAGGGAGCCAGATCCACTCCCGACGCCTTGAATCGATAGGATATCATCCCCTCGCCCTCGCTCTCTGCATGGTGTAGTCGTAGGCCGTCTCGCCGATCACCCGGCCGTCCAGCACGCTCTGCACCACGATGGTGATGGGCTGTCCGGCGCCCAGCTTGTCGGAGATGCCGCCCAGCAGCCCCTCCACGCCCTTCAGGCTCGGCCCGTTGCCGGAGAGCGGCTGCACCACAGCCCTGCCGCCGGTCAGCGTCAGCAGCTCCGGCCCGGCCTCGCCCACCACAGCGCTGCCGCTGGACAAAATGCCGCCGCTGGCCAGCATCGGAAGCTTGACGTTGGGGATCAGCCCCAACCCCTTCCAATCTGCGCCGACAACGCCAGCCGCCCATGTGACGACCTTGTTGAAGCCGCCGATCAGTCCGTTGATTCTGTCGATTATGCCGTTTATCATTCGCTCTACAATGCCGATCACGCCGTTAAGGATAGACTTCGCAAAGTCAGCGATGGCAGAAAACGCGGTCTTGAACGCGTTCTTGATGCTCTCCCATGCCGTGGTAAAGAAGCTGACGATCGGCTGGATCACCTTCTCCTTGAACCACCCCGCGACAGAGCCCCAAATTGCCACGATATCCGTCCAGAGACTTGCAAAGAAGCCGGATACGGCCTCCCACACGCCCTGGAAGAATCCAACAACGGGCTGGATTACGTTCCCGTCAAACCACGCCGCTACGGCGCTCCAGATGGCAACGATATCATTCCATAGCGCTACGAAGAAGCCGGACACGGCTTCCCACAACCCCTGAAAGAACCCGACGATCGGCTGGATCACGTTTTCGTTAAACCAAGTGGCCGCGGTCTGCCACACGGCCTGAATGATAAGCCAGCAGCCCTCAAAAAACGTGCTGATCCATTCCACGATAGGCGCAAAGAAGTTTACGATGGGCTGAATCACATTCGTGTTAAACCACTCTCCAACAGAAGACCAGATCGCCACGATATCGCTCCACAGGTCTGCAAAAAAGCCGGACACGCTTTTCCACAACCCCTTAAAGAAGTTGACGACGGGAGTTATCACGTTGTCCTTGATCCAGCTGCCTACCTTCGAGAGCGTCGCCTTGATCTTGTCCCAGTTTTTTACAATCAGCGCGACAAGGTCTGTGATCGCGCCGACTATCAAACCGATCAAAGCGCCGATTCCGGCGCCTATCGGGCCGCCGGCTGCGCCGATGATAGCGCCCGCCCCCGCGCCTGCCATCGTGGAGCCCAGCGGCACCAACAGCCCGTTGAGCCAGTTCAGACCGTTCTTGAATGCGTCGTAGGCCTGCGTCACAAACAGCGGAATACCGGCCACAATCCCGCCGACCGCCGCAGCAATCATGCCGCCGCCAATTGCCCCGCCTGCTGCCGCTCCGGCCGAAGCGGCAGCAGGCGCAAGCTTTGAAAATTTGCTGACCACTTCTGCGATGTTCGCCAGCGTGCTCGCTACCGGCGAGATGGCGGCCACCACCGCCGTGCCGCCCAGCGCGAACTTCGCCCCGCCGGGCAGGTGATCCCAGATATTCTCCAGGATGGGAATGACGTTGTCCGCCACGTTCTGAAACGCTTCGATTACGTTCTCCGTCAGCTGGTCGATGTCCGCGTTGGCGTCGCCCATGCCTGCCGCCAGATTGCTGATGGCCGCCTTCAGGGTGGCGATAGAGCCGGAGATCGTCCCCTCCGCCTCCTTGGCGGTGGTGCCGGTAATGTCCATCTCCGTCTGGATTACGTGGATCGCGTTGACAATATCGGCGTAGTTGCCGATGTCATAGTGGATGCCGGACAGCTTTTCCGCCTCATCCAGCAGCCGCTGCATTTCCTCTTTCGTGCCGCCAAACCCCAGCTTCAGGTTGTCCAGCATGGTGTAGTTCTGCTTCGCAAAGCCCTGATAGGCGTTCTGGATGCTCTTGATGTCGCTGCCCATCTTATTGGCGTTGTCCGCCATGTCCGTGATGGCCATGTCTACCAGCTCCACGGCTTTCTCGGTGTCGCCGCCCAGACTGCTCACCAGCGAAGCGGCGAAGCCTGTCGCCGTCTTCATGTAGTTGTTGGCGCTCAGGCCCGCCGTCTTGTAGGCGGATTTCGCGTACTTTACCAGCTTTTTGGAGCTGCCCTTAAACAGCGTCTCCACGCCGCCGATCAGCTGCTCATAGTCGGCGTAGCTGTCCACGATCTTTACCGCAGCGCCTGCAGCGACAGCCAGACCGGCCTGCGCCGCATGGGAAATGCCCGCCGTGGCGTCAGCCACCTTCTGGGCGCCCTTCGCCACCTTGTCCGCCGCGGCGCCGATCTGTCCCATAGCCACGCTAGACTGCTCTGCAGCCTGCGTCAGGTCGTCCAGATTGCGCTCCGTCTCAATAATCTCCCGCCGGAGGCTCTGGAACTGGGCACCGTTCTCGTCCACGCCCGCGTCCTTCAGCTGCTTCTCGGCGTCCTTCAGCTGCTCCAGCTTGTCCTTGGTGTCGCCCACGGCCTTGGCCAGCAGTTCCTGCTTCTGCTTCAGCAGCTCCGTGTTGCCGGGGTCGAACTTCAGCAGCCGCTTGACGTCCCTCAGCTGAGCCTGCGTGTCGTTGATCTTACTGTTGACGCCTTGCAGCGCCTTGTCCAGACCAGACACGTCGCCGCCGATTTTGACGGTAATGCCCTTCACCCGGCTGTTGTTTGCCATGCGCCCACCTCCTTACTTGGGGAAAAATGCGTCGATATCGGCCTGTGTGGCCTTGTAGGGGTACTCGTGCCGGTCGTTGGCCTTCTCCGTGTAAAGGTCGTAGATCATGCCCATTGTCATCCCCGTCAGAGCCTCGTCAGACAACCCCAACTGGGCGCACCTCAGCATGAACTGCGCCCCGTTGGGCTCCCGGGTTGTCTGTCTCACTTTTTTGCCGGTGTACTGGTGGTCTTCTGGTTGGCGCCCCACAGCTCAAGGATCACCGGCAGCACCTCGTAGACCGAGAACGTGCCGTCCAGCTGATCCAGCCACTCGTCCGGGCTTTTGCCCACCACCATGTCGCCGTTCATCAGCACCCGGCCGTTCTCCGTGTCCCGGAACTCGGCGGCGTGCTTTAGCATGACCCACGCCACGTCCTCGAAGATCTCCAGATTCATCACCGACATGGACGCCACGTTCTGCTCCTCCTCGTCCGCTCCGGCCTTCTTGGCCTTTTCCGCGGCGGCGTAGGCCTTCCGCAGCGTCGCCATGTCCTGGATCATGTCCCGGCCGATCAGGTGGCGATAGAGCCGCGGCACCAGCGCCGTGGCCCGCAGCGTAATGGTCTTGCCGTCGACCGTGATCGTCCTCTCCATTACACGGCCCCCTCCACGAACACTTCGTTAAACCAGCTGTTCTTGGTCTGTCTCTTATACACATCTGACGCTGCCGACGACTAGTCGAGTGTA